TAACGTACATCAGGTGACTTATGATAGAATGTAAGCACAGGATTCCATAGCTCTACATCATAATCATCTTCACCCATTCTAAAGTGCCAGAACTCTCTATCTGTAATAAGCATGTCACGGAAAGCTCTTTCCTCTAGCTCATACATTTTAAATCTTTCCTCATCAACTTTAAGCTGGTGAGATGCCCATTCTTCTACAAGAGATCTATAATCTTTACGGAAGAAATCTTCAATCTCAGGAAGAGTTTTTAGATTTTCAGGAGAAAGCATTTGCTGTACTTGAGGATCCTGAAAATCAGCTCCACCTACAGAAAGCTTTGTAAGTATTTTAGAAGCAGCATCAGCAAGAAGAGTCTCCTCAATCATTGCTCTTTTCTGCTCCATCATCTCATTAAATGAAATATCATCTACTGCACGGAAAGTAACTTTAGCATACTTAGATGCAAACTCACCCATGAGAACGTTAATAACATTAGGGATGATAGGGTAGAATTTAATCTCTAGTGCAGAGGCATCTTCTTGAGTTAACTGATCAACAAGATCAGCATATTGATTATCTTCTTCTACAATGTAGTCAGTCTTATCAATAATACCTTTAGCCAGCTTGTAGTTCTTAAGTAAACGTCTAGCATTTCTCTTAAGTTGTTTCTGACCTTGTACCTCAATCCAATCTATATTCCAGGCAGACCACTCTTTATCTTTCTTCTTTTCAGGAAGAAACTGAGTAGGCTGTTCCAGGGTTCCCATTTTATTCTTCTCAACCCTAGCGCCAGCCTTGGCCTGCATTGCATTTATAACTTTAGGCATGTTACTTTAAATTTTTAAAAGCTGAACGCTTTCCTTTACCTCCCATAAAACCTCTATTAGAGCCTCCTAAATGTCTAAAGGGACTCATATTTAATTTAGTCATTTTCTGCGTATTATCCAATTTTACAGATGACTCATTATCAATTCGTTTCTGATATCCTCTATTTGCCTGCTGTACTTTAGCAAAACTAATGAGTGCTGCAAATGATACAAGTCTATCCACGTTTACACCTGGTTGATAAGCCTGCATCTCTTTCATCAGCATAATATCAGGAATACGTTCTATACCAAAGGTCCTTTTTAAAATAGTACCATCAGCATCTGTTTCCACATCTATCTCTTCTTTGAGATACTCAATTGCATAGTTAATCAAGTGATTCTTAAACATAGTACCGGTATTCTTCCAACCGTACTCTGCATATACACTCCTGTTACTACCAATATCTTTTAAAAATAAAACCTGGTCCTTTGGTACAAGATACTTTTGCTTACGCTTAGCAATCATATACTGAATAAACAATGACACGTTGTTCTCTACTAGTGTCCAAGCTTTATAATATTCTATAATTTTTTCTAACTGCTCATGAGTTTTATTAATATCATCATATCTACCACACCAGGCAGCTACAATCATATCACCCTCTACATAGCTCTTAGGACCCTCGTCAGTAATCTTTGTAACCTCAGTGGGGTTCTTGTATACATAGATGCTACAAAGTGACTCAGAGGTGGTTGTTTTACCTTCACCAACGGGGTCAATACTTGCATAGTACATACCAAAGTCAGGCTTATCTACAGGACGCTCATAAACACATAGTACACCTGTCTTATCTTCTTGACGTTTATCTACAGGAAAACTGTTAATAGGCTGCTTATTGCTACGGCTAGCTTCTATGTCTACACCATTTTCAGCCCAGTCAAGCTCTAGATGTTCTATAGGGTAATCTTTGTCCTCAATCTTTTTAGTCTGAGAAGAGATAAGGTTTTGAGGGAAGAGTGACTCTTTACGGTAAGCAAACGCCTCAGCAATATTTGTTGGTTTCTGAGAAATTCTCAGCTGATATTGCTCAGGACTTAAGTCTCTTTTCCAGGTTGCTCTCTCCTCCTGAATAGCTTTTAATGACTCCTCTATCATAGAGTTCCCGTAAGAATCTATAAAAGGTGGCATTGACCACTGTTCAGGAATAAAGAGTCCCACTTCTCCTCTACTCCCTTTATCATCTAGCAGGTTGGTTTCTACTGCATAGATATCGTTGGCTTTAGGGTTCATCACCATTTCTTTTAATGGCTCACATTGTTCTAGATCCCCTACTGATCCTGCTGCAATGAACATACCAGTTGTCATCTGACCTGACGACATTGCAGGTCTTAAGTACTCATAAGTCTGATCCATCTTAGGAGCAATACCAGCTTCCTCATGGAAAAAGTATGTTACTGGACCCCCTACCCCTTTGGTTGCATTCTTCTCAAAAGACATACCTTGTATCTTAGACATAAGCCCTTTACTCTGCTTACGCCCATTGATAGTAACTTCAATCTTTTGTTCCCAAAGCAAGGTTTTATCTGGGTTTGCTGGTCTGTACCAAGCGGTATGTTCATTAAGAAAGTTCTTGTACTCGTCCAAGAATTTCCATGTACCCTCATCATTTACATATGATTTTAGTGATGCTCCCATCTTAAGTACAGCACCCTCTTCAAACCAATAAGTATTTAGAAGTTTAGCTGCATGAAAGTATGAAGAAGCAATCTGACGTTTTTTCAGTATTGCTACGTGTGTGTAGTTTGCTTCTGCCAACCATTCATATAATGCCATATGATATTGAGCATCTCTGACTTTGGCAAAACCATACTTCTTTTCTTCTTTGTCATAAATAGGAAGAAAGTTTAACCACATGTAGTAGTCTCTAGTAAGAAACCAAGTGTCCTTTTCACCCTGTACTATTACACCATTCCTACATTTATTTTTCTGATCATCCCAATAATTAATAAATTCTTTTGACATGTATGGAGCTGTACAATAAACTCCAAACCTGTTGAATTTACTAGCCTCAGCGGTAAATATATCACACTCTTCTGTAAAGTTATATTGACCAGGTTCCTTAAAAAGTTCTTCTATAAACTTGACAAGTTGATTTTTATCACCGAACTTTACCTCAGTCCAGCTGGCTTCTTTACAGCTATAAGATGGAATACTTATACTAGACATTACATCTGATCATATGAGAGATTCTGACCTCCTCTAACAGTACTCTTCTGCTCTTCTTGAAGATCACTATAAGCACCTTTAAAGGAGTTTCTTATCTGTTCAAACTTAGCAGCAGCATTTACAATCTGATTGATGTTACCATCTCTACCATGTTCTATCGGTGTTCTCATCATGTAATCTGCTAACCTATCAAGCATAGACGCTATACCCTTGTAAGCTCTGTATGTAGGAGTTTCATATAATACTTCACACTGCTTAAGAGCATCTTGTATAATAGATTCATCCGTATCAAAGTCAGAAAACTCTTCTTTAGTACGTAACTCTCTGAGTATCAGATCTTCCTTGTCTCTATCAGGAATATTGAAAAATGGATTCATATCCGGGTTTGGACAAGTCATGTAAAACAAGTATGCATAAATGTCTAGATGTTCCTCTGGATACTCTTCTCTAATAGATTTTAAGAAGTTCAGTGTGTAACTGTGTTCACTAGGAATAACAGTTCCGTTCTGTATATCAAATAATTTTACAAGCATTACTTATTTTCTTTATGCCACTTGAGCATGTTAACTACTTCTTCTCTAAGATATGGTAACTCATAGTACTTGATATCCTCAATCATAAAGTCTCCTTGTGCATTCTTTGTATTAATAGGGTATCCGTTTTCATCCTCCCCATCTTTTACAAACTTCACATGTTGAATTACTAGATTACCAGGCTTTAGTCTACGGTTGTGTTTTAGGATAATGTACATGTAAAGAGACAACTGTAAATTATAATGATTTAAATTACAATCATCAAGGTGTTCTACAGGGGCGTTCATCTTTTGAGATACACCTTCCCAGTTTACATATGACTTCTCTTTAATCTCCTTGTTAGTTTTATAGTCGGTTATATGCACATAACCATCCACAACCTCTACAAGATCTGATTGTCCAGATATACCTGCAGACTTAAGGTAGACTAAATGCTCTGGATAAACCCCGTCAGAAAGCTTCTGAGAGGGTGCTATCTTCTTTTCTCCTTCTGTAATAGGTCTAACTATAGGTACTTCTTTTCCATAGCGCTCAATAGTCTTAAATTCAAGAAGGTCTGCTTCTCTCTGATCATGATACCAGTTACCTAGTGTCATAGCTCTAGATGCTTCACCATCCCAAATAGCTTTAATTTCTTCAGGAGTCTTACCATACCACTTGGATTTCTTACTCCTAGAAACTTTTTCAGCTACACCATCCCTATCAAAAGGCTGTTTAAACTTAGATATAAAAGATGTAGTACTGGTCCACTGAATATCTTCACCGTCAATACTTACATACTTATGATTATTTGCTGTAAATGCTACGGACATACTACCACTTTCCTTCAGGACAAGAGCTATCAATGCTTCTTGTCTTTAGTTTTAAAGAACATCCACAACTCCCACAGCACGGTTCTGTACCAGGAGCAAAGCATTTAGATCCCACAAGGTCTAATAGTGGACATTCATTACAAATATCCATTCTAGTTTTAGCTAAAGCTTCTACTTCAGAACTATTTACTACATAGTTCTTGATACCATCTAATATTAGTAGACGATTATCCCAAGCTTCTTTAATCTTCTGAGTTCTGGTCCTTACGGAATTCAGAACGTTTTTGATCCAGCTCATCTAGTTTATTTTTTACGTTATAAAGTTTTTCTAAATCTGTACTATGCTTTCTAAAAGAATCATATTTATTAAAGACATGTGGATTTAATTTTTCTACTAGTCTTTCTTTTTCTTCTATCATTGTTTTCATCTTGACAGGTCTAATTCTAAACGTACCTAGTTTAGGTAAGAATACATTAGTATCTTCAAGGTTTACTAGCGCTTTTCTTACACGACTATAAAAAAAGCTTACAGCATCTGCAGCAAGCTCTTCATTCCAGTTATGCTTCTTCTGAAGATCCTTCAGTATCTCTTTGTACTTTTTCGGCTTCAATGGCTACAAATTTAAAGTCTAACATTACTGTACCTTTTACCTGTACATTTAACAAGTCATTCAGCTTAATAGTCTTACGGTTCTTGCCGTTCTTTACTAGTAAGTTTTTCTTCTCTGCTTTGCTAACAGCGTTACGAGCAGACTGAGGAGACTTGAATATATTCATCTCAGATACTCTAGTGCAGAAAGAAGTTAACTCATCTTCACCCAGAAGACCAAGCTCAGTTAAGCAGTTAAGATCAGACTCACTAATCTGCACACCGTTTAAAAAACAGTATGTCAAAATCTGGTACTTTACTACCTCGCGTTTATCTAACTTAACTCTCTTATCTACTTTATTCACTAACATCCTCACTATCTCCTGTGTTTGTCATTTGTAAAATGTAAGCATCTGCTTGCAATCTTTCTGCTCTAGCTTTTGATATATCTCTCAGTAAAGTTTCATATTCAAGCTGTGTTTCTAAATACTGAATTTCTTTAGTATAAAACTCATTAAGCTTTTCTTTACGCTCTGTATACTCTTCCTGAGATAGTTCTTTTTTATCTTCAGACATGATTGTTGGTTTTAAGTTTATTACATTACTAATATACGAAATAAGTTTAAATATTTAAAATTTATCATTATCTTGGTCGTATGGAAGACTCTGTTATTTATATCCAACAAAACACTGGAGCATATCCTGAGTGGTATATCACCACAACTGCTCCAATTACTTTAACTCTAAATTATTATACAACTCAACATGAGTACTATGTATCGTAAAGAAGACCTTCTACAAGAAAGAGAATGGCTTCAGCACAAGCTTTATGATCTACAATCTAGTAAAGGATTGGCTGCATTACAGGATGCACTAGAGATCAAAAAACATATTGAAGATATTAATGCAAAACTAAATGCAGTTAATAACAACACATCCAATAAAGAAGTCTGATCTAGGATTTCATGCCAATCTGTTTGGAGGTAAGCTGCTAGCTTGGTTAGATGCCGCAGGTGCATCATATGCTATGGAAACCTGTGATACACCAAGAGTAGTTACAGTAAAGATTGATGAGTGTATATTTAAACGTCCAGCTAAAGAAGGACAACTTATCAAGATCTATGGAGATGTAAAAGAAATAGGTCATACAAGTATTACAATATACATGGAGGCTAGAGCACACAATGTCTATTCTGGTGCTCAAAATACTATACTCTCAACCTACATAAAGTTTGTACGTATAGATGAGAATGGTGATTCTATTCCAATATCAGAAAGAGTAAGACAAAAGTTTGAATGAAACTCTTAGCGCTCATATTATTTCCCATAGTAATGTGGTCACAAGAGTGCTCACCATATCGTACTATACCTTCTTATGAGTTATCTGATAATAAATCTGGAGCCATTGGTTATGTAGCATGCCTACATGCAAAAGGTGTAGTAGCTGAGGTAGGTTACAAAAACGTCTTTACTGGTATATTAGCAATGGGTCAAGGGCATCATGGTGCTACATATACTTTTGTACAATATGAATTTGCAATTCGCGAATCAAGAATTTATCTAGGTCCTGCATATAGACTCAATCACAACCCAGCATTACTTATAGGTAGAGCAGGTGTAGATTATAAACTGTATAATAGGTTCTATGCCACCGCCGCCTTATTACAAGTAAACAAAAATCTTAATTACCTACACGTAGGACTAAAACTAGTACTATGAAACTTACTAAATCAGATGATCTAAAGTGGCACATCAAACAATGGCAAGAAGCACGATATAGCATCAATACAGATATGAAACGCATGATGTATCACGCTAAAGAAATTAAAAGACTACAGGATGAAAAACTGGATACTACAAGTAAAAACTCTTAGCACCTGGGGTCATTTCTATATCTTCCCTACATTAATAGCCGGATATACAAAAAAACTCAACGGATACTACTCCATTGAACTAGGATGGGGCAGATGGTTCATAGCATTAGACATAATACCAAAAACATACTAACATGACTGAAGCAGAAATCCACACACTACTAGAAGTACAATACCTGAAAGGACGTATAGACGAATTACATAAAGCTCTACCTACTATCACAAATCTAGAACGTAGGCGTAAACTAGATATACGACTAGATAAGTATTACACTAAACTAAAAGAAACAGATATAGTAGCTTACCACCTATACCAAGTAGAAAAAGTAAATAGAGATCACTCCAAAAGAAAAGGAGTTAACCAAATACAAAATCTACTAAATGAAATCTATGATAAGGTAGAAGACCCAGTACTCAGAATAAAAATAGAAGATCAACTAAACCGATACACACGATGAAACTAATCACGATATTCCTACTAGGAGCACTATCAGTAAAACTCATACCTAAACTAATGGACTACTTTGCTGAAAAATTTCTACAATGATACTATTTATAACACTAGCATTCTTCCTCACAATTCTCATGATAAGAATACTGGACGACAACAATACCTGATAGAGAATAACATACCCCCATTGGCTGCCAGTCACTAAAGTCCCCCCGTACTTAATTGTATTGGGGGATTTTTATTTCCCGGGACACAGAAACTTAATTTTTATACCTCTCCTCATATCAAAATTTAATGTGTTTTGCATGTACTAGGGGTGTCTGGCATAACATCCCACGGCAAGAAAAAGAATGAGGGTACCCCCTACTTGATTGTATGGGACCACAGCATTCTTACATAACCGTATAAATATAAGTAGAATGAAGAATTACGGTATTACGTTTATTGGTAAGCATACAGTTGTATGTCTAAGGTTGAATGTATCATCTATTGATACTAAGTACATGGAGGAAAGGTTTCCTGACCTGATCTATGATTACTACTCCTACAAGGGTAAAGATGTAGTAAGGCTTGAGGGATGTGTGAAGAACACTGAAGACTTCCATCTGCATTATGATTATGCTAAGGCTAGAGCTAATAATGCTGATCTGCATAGGCTTGAGGACATGATAAGGGAGCGTAAGAGAACTAAAGGTTTTATACGCGCCACCATCAATGGTGTGAAGTCTCTTGTAAAGCTTGACAATATACTATAACAATAACGGCCCTGCTCTAGGGTAGGGCCATTCTTAACTTCTTATAAACACTTAAATACAATTATTATGACACTTATTGAATTGAAAGAAATGGACCACTACACTTATGTAGACACTGATGGTATTATCAAAATGCTTGACTTTGATTATGACTATGATTATGACGGCTTCTATATTGGTAACAGTGTTACTAAAACTGATGAAATAGCAATACCTTGGTTGCATGACTTTAGTAAATGGTTGTTTAGAACCAACTACTGTAGTAACCCAACTGAGTCTTGGGATGACTTACCATTCTAGAGAAACGGCCCCTTTGGGGCCTTTCTTAACTTCCTATTAAATCTAAATATATATATTATGGAAAACATTATTAGAACTATTGTAAGACACTTTGTCTTTGTAGTTATTGCGTTCATCTCTTTGTACCTAATAGGGTTAACCTTTGGTGCTGAGGCTAACTACTTCTCTTGGGGTATAGACGCCAAGTTTTGGTTTGCCATGTTTGCTCATGCAGCTGCTGCTATGCTTCATGGTTACTGGTATGAGAACAGATAATATAAGGGCCCTTAATTGGGCTCTTTCTTTTTATGGGATATTACTGCTACGCAGACTTAACTTCTTATAGGGCCTACATATTGTTTGTCCCCTTTTTTAGGGGTAACACTTATCTGAGGCGTATGCCATTAGGAGGGTGAGAGACGTGCGTAAATCCGGGCGTGAGAGAGACTGTAGGCTCTTAAACAATATGTTTTTTATAATCATTAAAGCTGTTGTAATACAGCCGGTACCTGGACAACGCGCGGTATTGTGTTAAAGAAGTCGTTGTAAGTTAGTGTATTCCTATAGGGTAACGCACTAACTTTTTTACTTAACATTCTATTCTACTTATATAACCCGTAAATTTTATTATCATGGACAATCTTGATTACCTGTTTTACCCTGAAGGTCACCAACCTGTAGAGGAGCAAGCAACATTTAGTTTGTATGAACTTGGTCTATATGACCGCTGGGAAACTGTTTAACTTAACTTCTTTAACGCGCCTTAACAGGCGCTTTTTCTTAACTGGGATATTAGGCCTCCGGCCACTTAACTTCTTATTGAAGATAAATTCTATTTTATAAATTTAAATGTACATTAGTATGAAATTCAACGCAATCTTTAACAACTCTTACCGCACAAAGACTGGTAAGTTAATGCATGTTTACGCTGTTCAGTTACCTGAAGAAATGAGCGTAAAAGATTTCCATAACAAGGTTAGTGACATTAAAGCGCGTGCTTTATGTGATAATGGTGCACCAAGATTTAATGCTTGGGAGGCAGACTTTGGTGAGAACCCACCTGCAAACATTGAGGTATGGTTAACTAAAGACGGACGCTTAAGCAACCTAACTGCAGTTAATAACCTTAAGGCAGAGCAAGAGGCTTTCAATAAAGTTGCACGCTTGAGTGGTGTGAACAGAGAAGTTCTTGCTACACAAGCATTAAGTATGCTTCTTGGTGTTAAAGCAGAGGCTACAACAGCAACTGCTCAAGCACCTGCACAAGTAACGCCTGTTGAAGAAATTGACGGAGTAATGTAATAGTATACGCCTGGGTAAACACCTGGGCGTTTCTATTTCTAAACGTTAAGTCTATATCATAATTTAACCCGTATGTTACACCGTAATGATAATATATGGGCAGTATTATAGTATTTGTTTTATCTCACCTGTAGTAAAACAATACTTATTACAGATAATTACCCACATTTTAACATTACAAAATTATTTTTTATGCGTTGTGCACACACTGTGAGACTCACTATGAGCCTTATATTATGATGTGTTAAAAAGTGTATAAAAGTGTTATAAAGTGTGGCGTATATAGCTAAGAGATTGATAAGTAGGGAGATATACAAACTGGGTTTATTGGTTTGGTTTCTTAATTGTGGTATGTATGAGCTCTACACTTGCATTTGATATGTTTTATGATGATTAATAATATAAGTCTATCATTCTCTCTTAGTTTATTTTGTTTATTGTTATCTATTGTTCTTTCATGCAGTAGGTAACCCGGAATTTGAAAACCCAACTAAATCTTTATTATTATGAGTGATGATCTATTCATTGACCTAGATGTTAAAGCAATTGAAAAGCTTGATTCATCTACAGTACAGTCTTTAACTGATATTACTAAGACTATTACTGAATGTATTGGCCTATTACAGAAACAATATAATCTTGGTATGATTACTATTGTTCAGTATGTAGAATTACGTGACAATCTTGTCAAAGGTTTGAAGGAAACTATTAACCAGAAATTGCTATGAACTATATAGGTATTATTAATGATATCCCTAATGGATATACTTATAGAACCGCGTTAACCACAACCAAAGAAAGAGCTCAGAAATTGGCTCGTGAGTTTGTGTCACGCAAGAACATTGATTATGCTGACATTAGTGTTATCACTGTAAACCCAATGTAATATGAGTCATCTCTTTTTACATTCAGTATACTATGGATATGGTGCTTTTATTGGAGCTGCCATATCTATAGTTTTTATTATTATTCATCAGTCTATCAGATTATACAAAGAGTATAAGCGTATCCAGAAATGGAAAAGAGATAGATTCAACTAAACAAGTTAATTTTTAAACACGTTAAATTTTATTATTATGAAACTACTTAAGAGAAACATTCTTGCTGAAACCAACAACCAAATCCTTGCACGTTGGACTAAAGACTCAAAAATCAAATTTGATTTACTACCGGCCAATCGTAGTATTGATCCCAACCATGTAAACAACTTAAAGTCTTTAATCCTTAAGCATGGAATGATTACTGTTCCGTTAGTTATCAGCACTACATGTTATAACAAAAAGGGTGAGACAAAACCTAAGTATTTTATTCTTGATGGTCAGAACCGTATTCAAGCTTGTATTGAAAGCAATACAGAATTTTACTTCTTGGTTCGTCCTATGAATAGTATTACTGATATCATCACATTGATGGGTGAAGTTAACAACTCTGCTAAATTGTGGGGCCTTGATGATTATATCAATGCTTATGCACATGTTCCTGCATTTGCTTCTGAATATAGCAAGCTTCAACAGTTTACTCGTGACCATAGTAATTTTCCTACAAGCCTTGTAGCAAGTTTACTACACTATGGTAATCTTAGTGCTCGTCAAACTAAAATGATTAAATCAGGACAGTTTGAATATAAGCATGAGCAGAAAGCTAAAGATGCTTTAGGATTACTTAACCATGCAGAATCTTTATTCCTTATAAGTAAAGATGCTACAAGAGTATCTAAGCGTATTCACTTTAGAGATGCTTTAGTAAGTTATGTTTGGTCTAATGATATTAAAGAAGATTTAAATTCATTTATCATATCTGTAAGAGATCATTTGACTAAAGTATCAGATGTACCTGTTACTACTGCTGAATGGGTAGATCTATTTGACCGCATTTATAACAACTCAGTAGTAACTGAGTAGGTTTGGTTGGTAGAGAATGGGATAGGTGTAATGCCTATCCCTTTTTCATTTATGCAAATAAGATGCTCAGGTGATTTTTTCACCTGACCTAATTAAAATATTTTTCTATGGGATTTGATATATACGGTATGAACCCCGTGATTAAAGAAGGTTCTGTTAAACCTGAACGTCCAGGTAATGATGTATCTATGTATGATCAGCAAGAAGTATGGGATGAATACTTTAACCTACTCGGTAAGTATGAAGATGAAAACCCTGGTGTATACTTCCGTGCTAATGTATGGTATTGGAGACCCATTGCTGAATGGTTAGTTAAAAACATTGAGGTACTTGATGAAGAAGACATACACGGTTTGTCTTATAATGAAGGTCATATTATTAATGAAAACATTGCCAATATAATTGGTAGTACAATAAAGCATCATGATGAACAAGGCTTTATTGATGAGTGGATCCATTCTAATAAAATTTTGCAAGCTCTTAGAGATAAGCAGGAGTGTACTATTTGTGATGGAACCGGTGTAAGAAGAGACCAGATTGCTATTGATGTAGGTCTTGAACCTTTTACTAAGAATGGTATAGAAGGTTACAGGTGTAATGCTTGTAATGGTGAAGGAGTTAAAGAAGCCTTTGAAAATAACTATCCGTATAGTAAAAAAGCATTAGTAGAGTTTGGTATTTTTGCGTCACAATCTGGAGGATTTCAAATCTGTTAATTATGCCAATGAAAACTAAACTTACTAAAGAACAAGTTAATGAAATCATCAAGTGTTCACAAGACCCAGAGTATTTTTTAAGGAATTATATTAAAGTTATCTCACTTGATGATGGTATTGTTCCATTCATCCCGTATCCATTCCAGAGGAAACTTGTCAAGAGTTTCCACAACCGAAGGTTTACTATCTGTAAACTACCTCGTCAGTCTGGTAAGTCGGTTACTGTTACTGCATACCTAATCCACCAGGCTATCTTTAGGGACAACATCAATATTGCTATTCTTGCTAACAAGAGGGAGACCTCTTTTGAATTGATGGCAAAACTACAAACTTCTTATGAGAACTTACCGAAATGGTTACAGCAAGGTGTCCTCGCATGGAACAAAGGATCAATTGAACTTGAAAACGGGAGTCGCATCACTGCTAGTTCAACTTCTAGTTCTGCTGTTCGTGGCTTCTCTTATAATATTGTGATGCTGGACGAATTTGCGTTCGTCCCAACTAACATTGCGGAAGAGTTTTTCTCCTCTGTATATCCTACGATTTCCTCTGGTAAATCTACCAAGGTTATTATTGTATCCACCCCTAATGGACTGAACCACTTCTATAAGTTGTGGACTGATGCAGAGAAAGGTAGAAATAGTTATAATTCTATTGAGGCTCACTGGTCAGAAGTTCCTGGTCGTGATGCTAAATGGAAAGAAGAAACGATTTCTAACACCAGTGAACAACAGTTTGCACAGGAATTTGAATGTGACTTCCTAGGTTCTGCCGGTTCTCTTATCTCAGCTGCAAAGTTGAAGACCTTAGTCTATGAAGACCCCTTGACTTCATCAGCAGGATTGGATATTTACGAAGAACCTATTCCTGGTCATGAATATATTATGACAGTGGATGTATCTAGGGGCATGAAACTAGATTACTCTGCATTTATTCTAGTTGATATCACCTCCTACCCACATAGATTGGTTGCAAAGTATAGGAACAATACAATCAAACCAATGTTGTTCCCTAATATCATTGTAGATGTATGTAAGAAATATAATAAGGCTTGGGTTCTATGTGAAGTCAATGACATTGGTGACCAAGTTGCATCGATTATCTTTTATGATATGGAATATGAGAACCTTCTTATGACATCCATGAGAGGTAGGGCAGGTCAGGTTCTAGGTCATGGATTCTCTGGTGGTAAGACACAGTTAGGTCTGAAGATGGCAAAGGCTCCTAAGAAATTAGGTTGTTCTAACCTGAAACAGATGGTTGAATCTGACAAGGTATTGTTCAAGGACTTCCAGATTATTAACGAACTGACTACCTTTGTTGAGAAGAGGGATACATTCTCTGCTGAGGAAGGATGTCACGATGACCTTGTGATGTGTATGGTTATCTATGCTTGGGCTGTGGCTCAGGATTATTTCCGTGAGATGACAGACCAAAGTGTCAGAGAAGAACTATATGAAAAGGATAAGACACAATTAGAAGAAGATATGTCTCCGTTTGGTTTCATCACTGATGGCTCGGATGATTATGTTCAGGTAGATAAGAAAGAAGGTTTGGTTTGGAAGAATGATAATCAGTTTGATGAGTATGGTGTACCATATAGTCCTTGGCAATGGGAAGAAAGGGCCTACGGAGGAAACCCTTCTTGGTGGTCAAACTATTGAGGGGTTCTACCATATAATAAATACAAGGTTAGATATCCCGTAACACCTAGAGTAGGGGGTTTTTCTAAATATATTTGAAATCCTAAACAGGAGTTAGAATATGGTTATTAAAACCGCCTCCCCCGGCGTCTATCTCCAAGAGATAGATTTGACAAGGGGTGCAATCGATCCCATCTCTACTAATCTTGGTTTCCTAGCTGGTCCTTTTGAAAGAGGTCCTGTTGATCAGGTTGTAAGAATTACAACTGAAGTCGAGATGAGAGAAGTATTTGGTAGACCAACTGACGAAAACTACGAATATTGGTGGACAGTTGATAACTTTCTAGAGTATTCTGGTCAATGCTATGTTGTCCGTTGTGACGACGCAGTAGGTGACGAAATTGATGATAGCAATCCCGATGGTCTCGGTAGGCATCCACAGAAGATGAGAAATGCTACTGATGCATTTACCTGGGCTCCAGATGTTTCTACTTTGACTGTCATTGATCAGTCAGAAGCCACGACAGATCTTTACGTCAAGAACGAAGACGAATATATTACTGATTACAATGAGTTACTTCCTACAGGTGGTAAGTTCTTCTCTCGTAACCCTGGTACCTGGGCAAATGGTCTCGGTGTTGCTGTTATTGATGCTGGTGCTGACTATCAACTACGTCTAAGCTCAACAAGAACTTCCTTGAGTATTGACGACCTACTAATTGTCAATGGTGGTAACGCTGCAATTAACTTTGACGATACATTAGTAGGTGGTACTGCTGGTCTTGCACT